CGCCCCCGGTGCGGGCGCGCCGGGCCCCAACCTCGGTGGGGGGGGGGCGATCGGCTGCTGCTGCTGGGGTTGTGGACTCCTCGATGAGAGTGCGGAGCGCGATGTTCGGGACAAGAGAGCGGGAGGTCATCGGCGCCCTCGTCAGGGGGCTCGTGTTGTGACCCGCGGCGAACCAGGCTTCGATGGCAGTACGTTCATACGTAATTCCATCGGAACCAATTACGGGGTCCGTCATCACCTCCTGGGTGATCGGGCAGAGGAAGTTCTGGTTGGCAGACATCGTTCGTCGTTTTTGATGGCTGAGTCGGTCGTGCGGGGTGGGTGTGGCCGGCAGAGGAGGGTCAACTTTTAGGAGGCGGCTGGCACGCGTTGCTGGGGCGGAAGAGTTCATTCGCTGATCAGATGGGTATGCTCGTAGAGGGTGCCGCACAGTCCAGACTGGAGATGGAGCTTGTTCAGGTGGAAACTGTAGATCTTGACGGTGGCCTGGGGCTCGGTGAACTCCAGATGTAGGCGGAGGTTCTCGACGCGGCTGTGGTAGAGGCCGGCTTGGAAGGAAGCGGCGGTGCGGGTGAAGGGAGTCGGTGGGTTTACTGGGTTGAATGGAACCCAGAGATGCTGGGGGGACAGGCGCTGCGCTGTCATTTGGAGGAGGGTGGAGTTGTAATCCCAGCGATCGCTGCCGTTGATTTGGAGGCGAAAGCGGCAGAGTTGGGAGATGTCAGGGGCCTCGATGAGGTAGCCTTTGGAGAAACCGATGAACGGGATAGTTGCGGAGATGGTTTGGTGGCTACTTGTAGCCGCCTCGGGAGCAGTCCATGTGGCGATCTGTTGGATGGGATGTTCGATGCTAGGACGTGTCGCGAGCTCACGACGGGGTACGGTATCGAGGTGCTTGTACTGAAGCTGGAGGCCGAAGGGGCGCTGGGACTCGAGGGAGAGGCGGACCTCGTGGTGCTGGAGGCGAACCAACTCGAGTTCGGGAAAGAACGCATTGAAGTTGAATTGGAGGAGGGAGTCGATGCGGCGACCCGTGAGGGCGAGGATGGAGAGGGGAACGCGCAGGACGGTGCTGCTCCCGATGGAAAGGCAGAGCGCATCGTTTGCGATGTCGTTGTCGGCCGGGAGGGAAATCGCGATTGGAGTTACCGTGTCGCCGCTACGGGGGATCTCGTGTTGGCTGCTTGGGGGGAACTCAACGAGTTCGTAAGCAAGATTGTTGGAAAGGTCGGTGAATTGGCTGTTAATGGGGCCTGTCATAACGAGGTGCATCAGAGCACCGCTCATTTTCCTTGGGGAGACTGTCTGGGAAGAGGCTCTAAGCGGCGGCTCTTCTCAGAAAGGGAGGGGCTAGTGCTGCTCAAGGATCTATGGAAACGACTCTTCCTACTAGCCAGTTTTTTGACAGTCACTTCGTGACTGGAATAACAGACAATCCGAAATGGCCAGTTTACATAGTTCTTAGGAGCAGGCTGGTGATGTCTGTATGTTTAGTACAGGAGGTTCGCGGGCGCGGAGGGAGGGTAGTAGCTGCGAACGCCGGCGGCCGGCAGGGAAATGCCATCGGCCTGTGTGATGTTCTTGCCGGGCTGGCCGCAGTAGACGAAGAGGTTGCCCATAAAGAGCGTGGGCTGGATGTTGTTGTGGGGGAGGGAGCCGCCGTTGGAGGCGATCTGGTGCTGGTGGGCGCCGGCGGAGTTGACGGAGATGTTGGTTGTATTTGATGTGGTTGTCGATCCGCTCCCGCTACCTGCAGCATCGTCAATAGCTCCACTCCCAGCAGTATCCGTAATATTAAGATAGTTATGCGTATGTCCTGGATCCGTAATCCCGTGATCATGGTCTGGGGTAATGCTCGTATTCCCATTCCCAGAAGGAACCACACTATTATCAATATTCAGCATTCCACCACAGATATCGTGATTGTGCGCAGGGATCTCCGCGATCGTCAGCGTGTGAACATAATCGCCGGAAATCTCACCATCCAGCCAGATACGGTCGCTAACATCAACTGCCGCACCAATCAGACCCACCACGCGACCCTGCGCGTCGGGGAGGTTGAAGGTGGAGCCAGGGACATCGCCCGGACCGAAGTCGGTTCCCAGGACCGCGAACAGATTGCGGTACTCGGAGCGGAGGAGGGAGCGGCCGTCGCAGACGAGCCAGCCCAGGTGATCCACGCGGACCATCGAGGTCTTGGTGTCGCCGACCATCGGGCGTTCAACGGCGGACCGGAAACCGGAGCGGCGGAGGACAGAGGACATCGGTGTTCTACTCGGTGCCTAGAAAACCTCATAGTCGGGGTCCAGGGGGAACACGTTCGGATAGGTCGAGGGAACGGTGACACCGTCTGCCAGAGTGATGCGGTGGAAGGGGCGGCCACCGTACATGAACACGTTGGCGATGAAGAGTGTGGGCTGGAGAAGGCTGAAGGAGTCGCCGCCACCGACGGAGGCGATCTGGTGACGGTGCGTGGGGTCCGTGATCGTGTGAGTGTGGGCGCCCGACGTATCGCTCAGGAAGGTGTGCGTGTGGGACGTGCTGTTGTTTACCGTGATGGCGTGGGTGTGGGATGTACTATCGTTAATTGTTAGGGTGCCAGGGACTGTCCAGACATTGAGTTCACCATTGCTTCCGTCTGTATCGATAACTGTATTGTTCCCATTCGCTAGCGCGAGACCATAGTTTCCCTGCCCGCCTACCGCATTTGATGTATGTGAGTGAATACCGTCTGGCGCTGATGATGCCGAATGGTTGTGAATGCCGTCCGCGTAGGTTGTCCCCGTATGCGCGTGTGTACCGGCGACCTGATTGATGATTTCTGTCGCAGAGTAGGTCGTGTTGCCGGGGCCGCCTGGCGGAGCGGTGCCATCTGCATCGTGATTATGCGGCGGGAGTTCATCGGTCGTCAGGGTGTGGGTTTCCTGGCCACTGGCGTCGCCGATGGACCATGTGTTGTCCGTGGAGGTTCCAGCGCAGCCGAGGACGCGGCCCTGGGGATTCGGTAGGTTGAAGCTGTCGCCGCTGCCGCCGAAGCGGTAGCCGAGGACGGCGAAGAGGGTGCGGTATTCGTCCGTAGAGAGGGCACGGCCGTCGCACCGGAGCCAGCCGATGTGGTCGACATCGACGATGGACATCTTGATATCACCGACGGTGGGGCGTGCGGTGGCCGGGAGTTCAAAAGGAGCGCGGAGGGCGGATGTCATTGGTGTGAGTCTCTACGCTGAGCACAGAAGACACTCGGCTGGTTCACCCGTGCCGGTTGCTGCTGCGGCGCCTCCTCCACTCTGCGCCGCAAGCAGACGAGGGTCCACCGTGAACTTGATGGCCTGGACGGCGGACTTGGTGCGGAGATAGTACATACCCGTCTTGAGGCCCTTCTTCCATGCGTAGAAGTGCATTGAAGAGAGCTTCGCGATCGTCGGATCCTGGATGAACAAGTTCAGGCTCTGGGACTGACAGATGAACGTGCCGCGATCGGCTGCGAGGTCAATGAGCGTCTTCTGCTTGATTTCCCAGACGGTCTTGTAGCGGGCCTTGATCTCGGCCGGGACTTCGGTGAGGCCTTGGACGGAGCCGTTGGCTGCGACGATGCGGTCCTTGAGATCGGTGGACCAGAGGCCGAGGGCCTGGAGATCCGCGACAAGGTGTCGGTTCACCACGACGAACTCACCGGCCAGAGTGCGGCGCGTGTACAGATTGGAGGTGAAGGGCTCGATACACTCGTTGTAGCCGAGGATCTGGCTCGTGGAGGCGGTCGGCATTGGGGCGACCAACAGGGAGTTCCGCAGACCGTGGGTGGCGACCTTGGTTCGAATGCCGGTCCAGTCCAGCTCGGAGGCAGTGGCGTAGTCCGCGGGGGGGAGGGACCACAGATCCGGCTGAAGGAGGCCCGCGGAAGCGGGGGAACCCGCGTACGTCTCATAGGGGCCGTCCTCTGCGGCTAGGACGGCGGATGCCCGGATGGCGGCGTAGTAGATGTGTTCGAAGATCTGGCGATTCAGGAGCGCAGCCTCGGGCGTTTCCCAGGCCAGGCCCAGGAGGGCGAACACATCGGCCAGACCCTGGACGCCGAGGCCCACGGGGCGGTGGCGGAAGTTGCTGCGTTTGGTCTCGGGGGTGGGGTAGAAGTTGATGTCAATGACGCGATTGAGGTTGCGGACGATGGTGGCGACGACGTCGCGGAGGGCGTCAAAGTCGAATGTGGGTGGGGTTGTGGTGGTGATGAAGTGAGGCAGGGCGATGGAGGCGAGGTTGCAGACTGCTGTCTCGGTCGGGCTGCTGTACTCGAGGATTTCGGTACAATTTCCAGTCAGAATACCATTGAAGACACCTGCGTGGTTGATCGGCTCGTTGAAGCAGTAGGTGTCATCATAGCGACCATAGTCCTCCACACTTACAACAGTTGGTTCCACACGCTTTTCGTAATTATCGGTATTCGTAATGAAACACTTCAATTTCTGATCAGGCGATAGGTCCTTTGCGTCGATCCGCTCACACTCCGCGATCAGATCGTGGGTTGGAAGGATAAACTTGTGATACGGCGTACAATAGAGAGTACGGATCTCAACAAGCGCTCTATCAGAAGGCATTATCATGGAATTATGTTCTAGCCGAATGGTTACCTTCAGCAACTTCTGACGTACACCTGTCTTTATAACGGTCGTCTCCGACCAACGATCGCCATTCCAGACATTGACAGCCTGCCCCTCCAGAGATGCGATTCGCCGATAACCATTATCGGTGAGAATATAGGTCTCAGGTGCCACACATAAATTGCTGCTCTTAATCGTCCCCAGGTTCTTCTGGTTGGACTTGGCGTTGGCAGCATCCTTGTAAAGCAGATACGGCGTGCCGGTCTCGATCTGGCTCACCAGAATGTCCGACCACAGCTTCTGCGCTTGCACGGTGCGGCGGGCGCGGCCCTCTGCCTCGTAGCGGGTATACAAGGCATCAAACTCAGCCCCGTGGACATCGGCCAGACCCGGCGCCTCGTGAGGGCAGAATAGAGACCAGTCGCCGCCCGCCTCCACGCGGCGCATGAAGAGATCGGGGATCCACATTGCGTAGAACAGGTCGCGGGCGCGCTCCTCCTCCGAGCCCGTGTTCGACTTGAGCTTGAGGAAGGACTGGACATCCGCGTGCCACGGCTCCAGATAGATGGCGAAGGAACCGTTGCGCTTACCCCCTCCCTGGTCCACGTAGCGCGCCGTATTATTGAACACGCGAAGCATCGGGATCAGTCCATTGGACGTGCCGAAGGTGCCTGCGATAGGGGTGCCCGACGCACGGATATTATGAACGTGGAGGCCGATGCCGCCGGCGTACTTGGAGATCTGGGCGCACTCCTTCAGGGTATCGAAGATGCCCTCGATACTGTCATCCTTCATCGCAAGAAGAAAGCAGCTCGAGCACTGGGGTCGCGGCGTGCCGGAGTTGAACAGAGTCGGGGTAGCGTGCGTGAACGCCTTGCGGCTCATCAGATCGTAGGTGGTGCGGATGCGCTCGAGGCGAATGGGAGTGGGGATCGCATCGGCGGAGGCGTCCGCGTGACTACACCCCCAGATACCGACCGCAACACGGAGCCACATGTATTGCGGGGTCTCGGCAATTCGCTTGGCGGGACCGCGCATCAGATAGCCCTTCTCCAGCGTCTTGAAGCCGAAGTAGTCGAGGGCGAAGTCGCGGGTGGGGTCGACCATCGCGTTAAGGGTGTCGGCGTGGGTGCGAATGAAACTGAGAACATCGGCTGCGAGAGCGGGAGCGGGAGCGCCCCGAGCATCCACCACATCGGCTAGGAGATCCATTGCGTCGGTGAAGGTGCGGGGGGCGGAACGCTGGCAATTGCTGATGATGATTTGTGCGGCCAGGGTGCCCCAGGCGGGGTTGACGGACATATAGGAGATTGCGAGGCGGGCGGCGAGCTCATCGAGATCCGTGGTGTGGACCCCGTCGTGGATCTCGGCGAGGACGAGCTGGGCGAGGCGGGTGTAGTCGACAGAGAGGCCGATGGCGGCGCGGCGGATGCGCTCGAGGACCTTGTCGAAGCTGACGGGCTCGCGCGTGCCGTCGCGCTTGATGACGCACATTGGTTCTGCCGCGGAAGCAGCGGAGATAGACATCGTGATAGCTGAGTTCATCGTGGTTATGGGGTGCTTAGGTTGAGGCGACGGAGGAGGGGGTCAAGTTTTGCGGGTATATAGGCCGTCCGGGTCTCTCAAGGAGACGATTAATACCTTAAAAACGCAAGAAGTTTACGTTTTTAAACTGGGCAACCAATATAATGGTCACGGTCATAATTGACTCCATCACGTCTGTAGCGGGAGGTCTTCAGGTAAATTGGTCTGGAACGGACATTGCTGGCAGATACTTTGTAGTATTTGTGAATGGCTGGCCAGTTCCCTCGATGGCAACTAATTCGGCTCTCCCAATGGGAATTCCTCAGCTGATTTCATCGCCTTACACATACACCATTACGTCGTATTTTACGGATCCTCTTAATTCTGGGGCGACCGCGCCATTGAATGGTAACACGGCATATACGATAACCGTTTTTGCGTATGAGGCTCAGGATGTCAACACCTATTTAGTGAATTCAATCGATGGTACTGGGACGTTTCAGGACAGCGGCGACTACCAAATTAGTTACAATATTAATGGGGGTTCGGGTATCACGCCTGGAAACAGTACCTATTCTGCCGGAACCACCAACATTTCGTTGAATGATGGTAGCGGCATTAGCAGAGAGAATTATTCGTTAAGCGGTTGGTCGCTGAATGGAAGTGTCCCTGGATCTTTCACGTACGCAGGTCCTCTTAATAGCAATATAACAATGGTAGCAGTCTGGACTGCCGTGTCACAAGGTCCTGGTACCACATACCCGCTCACGTATACCTTCGCTGGACCGGGTGTGTCTGGAACATTGCCTAGCCCAGAGAATCTGGCAGCTGGAGCGACAATTACTCTTGCTTCTGGTGCCGGTCTTTCCAAGGCCGGCTACACATTTGCTGGGTGGTTACAG